TGAAAACAAAGCGAAGATTTTGAGCAAAATGGAAAAAGTAACTCAAAATAAAGTTGCGAGTCTGGCAACGAACACTGGAGACAGTGAAGATAAGACACAACCTAAATTAAGCGAAGAAACGTTGATTAACGAGGGTAAAATCGTTGATTTGGAAAAACAACCTGACATGAGTCTGATGGCAGGCACCAATTTTGGTGGAAGTAAGACAACGCTTAATGCTGAGAATTGGCAACATTTCTTAGGTCTACTGGAAGATCACTCGGTAGCGGGTGAAGATGATGAAAGTGAAAGCGGAAGTGAGCTTGATGAAAGTGAGGCTCTGGAAGCGATGAGAAACGGAAGGTTCTGGTATGTTGTTCGTGACCGGTATTGTACGCATCTTAGAGTACAGGCTAAATGTTCATGCATGTGCATGATGAAAAGCCATGATTCGAAAGGTAAGTATTATTACGATCGCGCAATGTTAGATGATCTTTTTGCTATTGCACAAGAGTTGAAGTTGCAGGAATTTGCTAAGCTGCAAGGACGTGATGTTCTGAATAAATATCGAAGACATCACGCTGTCATTGTGGCTTTAACAACGAAGGATAAGAAGCTTCTTTGCGATCCTCGTATGGAGCGAGGAAAGTTTTTGAAGACCCTATATGAAGTGCGAACTTTTTACGGGGAAATCTTTGATTTCGGACAGAAAGATCAATGCGAATTGGACGACTTTGAAGCCGAGGGCTTACCTGAGTTTTTGAAGAATTTCTTTTCAACTATGATGGAAGCTTTTGGATCAACTGCGGTAACGGTTAAGGGACTAATCGAGAGCGCTTTTGGTAAGATCTTGGATGGATTAACAAGTTTAATTGGATTCGTTTCTGAAACTCTAGGGCGGGCCCTGGATTCAATAATGAAGAAGATTAGATCTTGGTTGGTTGAGCAATTCAATCCCAATCAGTTCTTACTTGATAGTATCAAAGATAAGAAGTTTACATCTGCAGTTGTGATTGGTGCAATAATACTCGTAGTTCTGATCGTTGATTTGATTGGGATTTTGGCTTATAAAATCTGCCAACGAGTTATTGATAAGTTGATCGCATACTTTTCGTCGAATGGTGATGGGTTCACATCTCAAGGTCCAATTCCCGATCCGGTAGCTGCATCAGTTACCCTGGTCGGATTAGTAATTGGGTTGTCAAGATATGACATGTCCACTTTGGCAAAGAAGGCACGAGAATTTACATCTCTCGTTACTGCTGGTTTAACTGGTTCTTTCCTTTTCTCTTCATTGTTTTTGGTTTTACCTTTTACAATTCAATCAGCCTTAAAGATGAAGTTTGGCACGCAGGCTTCTAAGGACGCTGTTCTGGTTGAGGAATGGATTATCCGTTCTTCGGCTGTGATTCGTCTTAAGGCTATTCCGAAGGTTTTGACATCTGATGATTATCATTCGTGGCTGATTGATTGTCATAAGGAAGGTTTGGCTTTGAAAGGTAAAATCAAGACTCCAACGGTGAGTAACATCTTCGTCCGGAATTTGGTTTCAGTCACTGAGATTCTGGCTGTTTTGGAGAATTACCGAAATGATAAGACTACTAGGGATCAACCCTATAGTCTTCATATCTCGGCTCCTCCAGGTTATGGAAAGACTCTCTTTTCTACCAAGTTTGCAAAGGATGTTTTCGAGGTCGCTAATACTGACATCTACCAGGTTCCAGTTTCATCGGAATTCTGGGACGGTTATATAGGCCAGAAGTTCATCATTTTTGACGAATTTTTGATCGGAGACATAGATTCTGCTGTTTTGAAAGGAAAGCAGTATCTGGAATTGGTTTCGACTAAGAACTTCAAACCACCATTAGCTTCGGTTGATAATCCAGCTGTTGGTCTTAAGGGTACCACTTGTGACGCTATTGGGGTTCTTACTATTAACAACAGTGAGTATCCTAAGGTTACACATATCCCACAAGATGCCGTGTGGAGACGCAGGCAATTTGTGATTAAGATCCATATCAACCCTGATTTCGCAAGACATTTCGATGGCGAGAAAATCGATTTGGGGAGTTTGACTAAGGAGCAGATCAGCGAGATTGCTTGGTTAAAATTCGAACTTTTACCAGCTGTTAAGAGTCTGAAAGTTACACCCGTTGGACACATGTCCTATGGTGCACTTGTGACTTTCTTACGCAATCATCGAATTAATTACTTGGAAACATGTGATAAGATTCGTGCTGGTCTTGAGACTGACATTCTTCCTGAAAAGACGCCCCAACAATTTCTCGATGATACGATCCGGGAACTCAGAGGTATTCCAAACGAGCCTCAATCATTCACTGACGCACTATTTGCTTTCTTTGGCAACGAGGATACATTTAAGGCTGAAGGCCCCGATAACAGTGATGATGACAAGATAGGTGAATCTACGGCGCATTGCAGTAATTCTGACAAACCACAACCAATGGACAAGAGTGGAATGTCAGACTCTGTGAAGATTGCTAAGTTCAAACCATCTGCAGGTTCACCCCTGCGGCCTCTTTACAATCGTGTGAAGAATATTTCAAAGAAGTCGAGCTACGAAAAGGTTGAGGGAATCCTCTCTCGTGGCTTGGCTGAATTGGAGTCTTCTGAATGTGATGAAGAACAAGTTCAACAAATGATTCAATTCCTCAATGGCAAGGGGAAAGAGTTTAAAATTGAGCTTGGTGCTAGTTTTGAGACTGCAAGTGAAGGTGATTCGGAGTGTGAATTCCAATCGCAAAAGGACAATTCTAATGGACGCATGGTTATAGCTTGTATTGACCATTCCAACGTCGATCAAGGCGTTCTTCATAGGCATTATTGTCTAGGGAAAATTAGAGAACCTGTCATAAACGCAAAAGGACGTCAAATGCTTGATCCTGTGGGCCTTCCGGCTTTTCGTGACGGTATCTGTGGACAACAGTTTGCGCACAAACATGAAACAAAGACACATCCAACATTATGTAACAACTGCAAGAGAAATGGTGCCTCTCCTTCCTATAAATCCGTTTTCGGTTGGGATAGAGTAGTTAGTCTTCCTGAGTTAATACCAGAAGATTATATGCATGAGTATTTTGAAGCTAGTGATGTTTACAAAGCAGAGCTTGACAAACTCTGGTGTGACATTATTGCTGATAAGTATTTTTCGTATTGCAATACACCTTACATTGTTATTGACGACCCCAGCTTGCTTGAAGGTGAAGGCTTCTTTTTTGAGGTGCCATCAGCTATCGATGTTGGTATCGCTCAAGCGAAACAAGTTGGAAAATGGATTGGAGTTTTCACTATCATCTACGGCATTCGCTCTTGGTTCCGTAAGGACTCCGATGAGCCTCAACAACTTTGCTTTAGTCAATCGCCTCGGCCTGAGAAGGTTAGTAAAGGAGGAAGAAAGGTTAGAAGTTTCAAAGCACAAGCCGGTAGCATGGCTTTTCCTGTTTTGGAAATTCAAGGAATCGATTATCGGGTTAATCCGATTAGAGGTTCCACCTTTTTAACTTATTATCATGCTTTCTTAGATACTAAAGGTGAACGTCTGGCAAACGGAACGAAGATGAAATTGCGCTGGAATGGACTCGTTGATGAATTTGTTTTTAATGAATCAATGATGAAAGTTTCTGGTGAGGGAGAGGATTTAGTTCTTTTCACTTACCCACGCACAAAGGTTTCGGCTTTCCCTGACTCCGTGAAGAAATTCTGGAGGATGGATGATGTACGTGAGTTTACTTCAACTTCAGCTCTAATTGACATCGATGGTGTTCCTTGTTATACTCAAGTAAGCTTAACAAAGAATCGAAGCTACAGGTGCAATGACAAGAGGTTTGAATTAGGGGAAGCCCTGATTTACAAGTATCCAACACGAAAAGGAGATTGCGGTTCTCTAATCAAGTCTGCTGGAAGTAATTTCACAAATAAGATCATGGGGATGCATGTTGCTGGAGGATTGAGTGACGGCGATAATTATGGGTTAGCTCTGATTATCTGTAGAGAGGATTTGGAAGAAGCCTTGCGTGATTCGCCCAGCATTGATTGTGGACCATTGGATTTCGATGCACAAAGACCTGCATTTGAAGGTCCGAATCTTCTAAGGATTGAAGAAGTGGACCCCGAGCAAAGGGTTTTTGTTACTAGAAAGTCTAAGATTGAGAAATCAGTCTTATCTGAGTTTTTGGATTCAAAGCCTCTTAAGGAAATGCCCTTAATGTCAAAGAATGACCCAAGAGCCGAAGGAGAAGATCCCTTGGTTAATATGGTTAATGATTCTTTGGCTGTTGAACAAGTTTTGGTTGAAGAAGAAGACGTGGAGGCTGTTGCAAATTCGTGTTTGGCTCATCTCAGAGCTAAGCTGTCCTGGCCAGTTGGACATCGCAGATTGACGATCGAGGAAGCTATCGGAGGCGTCCCTGGGAAGTTAGCGTCTCTCAAGGTTAAGACCTCTGCTGGTTTTCCTCTCTGCAAAATGGCAAACAAGAAAGGAAAGAATGATTTCTTCCACTTTGATGAAGGCGGCGAACTATTCATTGAACCCTTCTTCAAGAACATGGTTAAGGATTACCTTGTTAAACTTGAAACAGAAGGTGTAGATGAACGTAGGTTTGTCGCTTATTTAAAGGATGAAGTCATAAGCGAGTCAAAAGTTCAAGAGAAGCGCTGCCGAGTTATCTACTGCGGCGATCTAGTGTCGAATGTAGCTTATCGAATGGTTTTCGGACATTTATTAGCTGCTTTTAACACATCGTTTTTTAAAACGAGTTCGGCAATTGGATTGAATCAATATTCCTGGGACATGCAGGTCATTTATGACTATCTCAGGGAAGTTGGTTCAAACTTCGTAGCAGGCGACTTTAAAAATTTTGACAAGAAGATTCAAGGACAATTCCAAGCAGCAGCTTATCGGATTTTAATGGAGTTAGTTGACACGGGAATTACAACTGAGATCGCAAAGAAGAGCTTTGTTCAACAACAATGTTTTTCT